CCTTGGAGACAATCACGCCATCAGTAGGCTTGATGGTCTTCTTGTCTGAGCCAACAGTGCCATCCAAGGCATCATGTTCAACAATCTCAAGGGCAGCCACCCAGAGATAGCGGCGCAGATAGGTCTGAACAGCGCCCAGATTCTGCACTTCATGGCAACCCTTGAGGGCTGCTGAAGACATTGGGCTTGTGAGAACGATCTTTTCTTCTGGCTTGTCGTTGTTCACAATCGTCATGCTGGCTTCTTCTTTGCCAAAGCTGATGATGGAAGTCAAACCAATTTGCTTGAAGATTTCTAGTGCTGGGATTACAAAGTCACCAAGTTCAAAATAGTAGTAATTTGCAAACTTGTTGTGACCTGATTTCTTGAGTTTGGCTTGGTGAAATTCATCACGCGCCTCGTTAAGTTTTTGATATACATTCATTCGTAACTCCTGTTAAGTGAGATTTAATTGTGTCAGACTTTGTTGAGAATTCTATAGGTGTTTTCCCTAATTTGCTCTCCTTGCGCTTGTGTGATCCACATTGTCAGCAAGGTCAGTTGGCTTTGAATTGTTTGAATGTCACCCGTGAACCCGGCGTAGTTTTTGTTTAGACACTTGTGGGACAGTTCCCTGGTCTTGTTTTCTATTGCCATCAGCATTGTGCTGTAGTCGTTGAAGTCGCTCATGTTTAGCCTTTTGAAATGTTTGAGTTATGTCTGTGCAAGCTGCACTCTGATAGACAAATTTAGGGTCTGTGATTGCCAGGGTTGGTAGGGTCTTCTTTGCTGGCATTTTGTCTCTCAGCAAGATAGGCAAGCTGGGTTGCGAGATCACAATCTCGAAATAGGATAGGACTCGTTTGATCGCAATCGTCAAATGTTTCATCTGAATTGTCTCCAATAATGTCTTGCAGTCTAGATTTCATTTTCATGTTGTCCTCACTCATCAAACATTTGTTGAAAAGGGCCATCCATTTTAGCCGCTGTGATCTTGCGTTCATCAAGGGCTTTTTGGACTCGTTCAATGCGGAGATTGCGATAGTGCTGGAGTTCTTCAATGTCATCAATCCATTGGGTTTTGACAACATCAAACACTCGCAGTTCAGCCCTGCGGCGCACCTTGAGTTCTACTCGCTTCATCACAATGCTTGCAACATCTTCGGCATGGTTTGCTTTGATAGCCTCCACCAGAGCCACACTGTCCACAATGGAATCAGCAATGTCTTCTGGGTCTAACTCCTGGACAATCGCCCAGCACTCGTATTTAAATCTTTCTTCATCGGTTGGCATTTGTAACTCCTGTTGACCACTGCCAAATAGCAGTGATAGGACTTTCGCACAGAAAAAAGATGCATGGAATAGGTGTTTTCCCTAGTGCATAAAACTATAAAACCCATCATACTGAGGTTTTTGGAGACAAGCAAATGCGTTTAAACCAGACACACAGAATCATCTTGAAGCGGCTATCTAGTGGCCCTAGGTCAATGCTCGACATGACCCACAGTGCAACAGACAACAATGCTGTGTCATACCACTATGCCAAGTACCTGCCTGAACTGGAGAGGTTTGGCTATGTCATCAACCATCAAGAGAAGTGGCATCTGACTGAATATGGGCGCATGGAGATGAACAGGGCCATCAGTGGTGCAGCCATGCGGATTGAGAGTGGGTCTGTCAGGGAACCCTATGATGGCAAGGAACTGCGGAGAAACATATCTCGCCGTGGTTGCTATGATTTCTTGAAGTATCCAAGTCGCTTTGGCGACAATCTTTTTTATCACAAAGGAGCGCAAGCATGAAAAAGGCAATTATTGGGGTTTGGTTGAGTTTGGCAGTGACTATGGTTTGGGCATCGTGTACGACTCACACCATCATGTCTGGTGGACGAATCGTCACTTGTACGACATGTTGTTTTGGCAGCAATTGCACAACAAACTGTTTTTAATTACAATGTTTAGAAACATGGCTACCTTTAGCGGGGGAAAAGGCGATTCGTTACCGCCCTGCCAGCGTTTCTTTTCAGTAACGATAACCAAGAACGTAAGGTTGTATGCACTACTACAAGTTCAATATTGCGGACTATCGCAAAGACACTGGTCATCTCTCAACACTCGAACACGGCATCTATCGCCAACTTATTGATTGGCAATACCTTGATGAAAAGCCTATCCCACTAGAAACCCAAGTGGTTTCCAGGCGGTTAAGGTTGGGTTCTGAGGATGAGCAAAAATCCCTTGAAAATGTACTCACTGAGTTCTTTGAAAAGTCTGACAAAGGGTACTTCCAAAAGCGCATCCGCATGGAAATCAAGGACTACCAAGAGAATTCAGACAAAAACAGACGCAATGGAAAGCTAGGCGGTAGGCCATCAAAAACCCAGTCGGTTTCATCTGGGTTGCCAAAAGAAACCCAAGCAAAAGGCAACCATAAACCACTAACCATAAACCATAAACCAGAAACCACTAACCAAGTTAATACGCCTGACGGCGTTTCACAATCTGTTTGGCAGGAATTCGTAAATCATCGAAAGTCAAAGAAAGCCCAGGTCACTCAGTTGGTGATTGATGGAATCCAAAAGGAAGCTGACAAGGCTGGGTTTAGCCTTGAGGATGCCTTGAAGGAAGTAGTTGTAAGAAATTGGCAAGGTTTCAAAGCTGAGTGGGTTTTACCAAAGCCCACCTTTGGCGACATGGCAAGGGTATCTGTTGCACCCATTCAAGGCCGTGATCCTGCTTTACTCAAGCTGGATGAAGACAGAAAGCACACAGGCCCACCACCGCCAGAAATCATGGCACAAATCAGAAATGCGTTGAAAGGAAAAGTAACATGACAGAGCAACAATTTGAGCAAGCAATGAATACATATCAGCTTGATATGGAATATACCGACTACATCATGGATAGGGCGAATGTCGGAAATGGTGAGATTCTCATTCGATTGATGGAGCGAGGTGACTTTTATGAAGGTTTCAAAGAAAAGATGGTGACCGAATTTGAGCCACGGCGTGAGTGGGTTGGATTAACAGAAAAAGAGCACACTGAAATTGCGATTGAATGCGGTTGTTTGAGTGCTGATTGGGTTTTCTATGGTGCAACAGTTGAGCGAAAACTGAAAGAAAAAAACAACTTATGAAGGTTTTACCTATAAAGCCTTTTGAAGCTGAACCTTGGATTCTGAAAAAACATTATGCCAAGCGGATGCCTCAAATAATCCATGCTTTTGGTTTGTATGACACAAGGCTAGTTGGCATCGTGACTTATGGGTTGCCAGCTAGTCCTTTTCTTTGCATGGGTGTATGTGGGCCAGAAAACAAAGACATTGTTTTGGAGTTAAACCGCCTTTGCATTGAAGATGGATTGAAAAATGCCGCATCTATGCTGGTTGGTCAAAGTCTGCAAATGTTGCCAAGGCCAAGCATTGTGGTTTCCTATGCCGACACTGAGATGAACCATGTTGGGTATGTCTATCAGGCAACAAACTTTATTTTCACTGGAACAACAAAAGAACGAACAGATATGGCTGGACTTGATGGTAAGCATTCAAGGCATAATTTTGGAGATTCTGAAAATAGAATAAATCGTAGTGCTAAACACAGATATATTTATTTTGTTGGAAGCAGAAAACAAAAACAGACCTTAAAAGATCAGCTGCGTTATGAAATCCACCCTTATCCAAAAGGAGAATCAGAAAAATATAACGCTGGTGATTCAGTAAAAACTCAGGAGTTATTATTCACATGACTGAACAGCAATTTGAAGCCGCCATGAGAACATTTAATCTTGAATTGGAATACAGAGACTACATCATGGACAGGGCCAGCCTTGAAAATGGTGATGGGATTTTCCGATTGATGAACAGTGGTGATTTTTATGAAGGCTTTAAAGAAAAGATGACAGGAAACCAAAATGAACAAAGATGAAGCACACCACTTGCTCAACAAACGAAAACAAGGGCTTGCAGTCCCACTCTACCTTGTTAACAGAGCCTTGGTTGTATCAGGAGACATTAGCATGGCTTGTTCACCTTGCCAAGCAACCAGGGTGGAAAGCACAAGCATGGCACAGGGCCAAGGAATTAGAGAGTTGTTCTACCCATTTGTGGATAGGGATAACCCAGGACTTAATTCAACAAATGAAGGAGCACAATAATGGTTTACCTGGGCCTGGATCCGGGTAGCATATCCGGCGCAGTTGGTGCATTGGATTCAAATGGCGATTATTTAGACTCTTTTATGATCGAACATAAAGACAAGAATATATTGCCCCTCGTATTCAAAAACATGATATTGCGGTGCATTGACCCAAAAGAGGGCGCAGAGATTTGCATGGAATCAGTCCATTCAATGCCAGGGCAAGGGGTTGCAAGCAGTTTTCAGTTTGGCAGGGCAGTAGGCGTTATCTCAGCGGTAGCTGAATTAACCCGTTACCCTTTTCACTTGGTAACGCCTCAAAAATGGAAAAAGTATTTCCACTTGACAAGCGATAAAAATGAAAGCCTAGATTTAGCCCGTAGTTTTTGGCCTGAGGCAAAACTGACCAGGAAAAAAGATGGAAACCGGGCAGAGGCATTATTAATTGCACTTTACTGGAAAGACCAAATAAATGGCAGGGCAGATTAAATCAGGCGGAAGAAACACAACCCTAGACTTGAGTGCCGAACAAAGGTCAATTTTGGTAACCATTGGAAATGGAAACTTGACCGAAGGGGGAAAGATAGCGATTGACTGGGCGGCGCACTTTTTTAACTGTGGGCTTGACCCTGAAATGGACTTGCGTTATGTGGGCTTGGTCACCACTATCCCAGGACATGATGATGATTGACCACAAAAGGGCTTGCCAAAGGGCTTAAAAGGGGCTTTAAGGGGCTTTTCTTAGTCAACCCAATGCACCCTATGCCAAAGGGCTTGCAAGGGCTTAAAAGTAGGCAAAGAAAAACCGCCCGAAGGCGGCTTAGTTAGTGGTTGCTGACTTACTTTTTACGGGTTAGGATGCGGAGCAAAAGGGCCAAGGTCGCGTATATCATGTTTAAACGCTTTCAATTTCTTCGGTTTCAATATATCGCCCTTTTATTATTGTCTCGCCATCTTCTAATAATTCCCTGATTGCCTCAAAAACCCATTCTAAGGGTTCTGATTGTTCATTTAACTCTAAAATGATTTCAATTTTATATGTTTTCATGTTGTCACCTTGTCGGCAATGGCCCAGCTTGCGGACTCGTAACCCTCAAGCCGTGGGATAGCATCCGAAATAATCGCTTCAATCAGTTTAAACGCTATGGACTCTTCATAATCGGAGTGTTCGCATGACTGATAACGCAAGCACTGAGCCGCTTTAATGGCCTGAATTGCAGTTAATATAGGTGCGCCACGGTCATATGTTACCGTCATTACTTCATTGTCACGATAACGATAATTCACGCTTTTAACATTTTCTTCAAGTAATAATTCGGCAACCTCTTGTTCATGCGCTGATACGTTTAAACGCATCGTTGGATTACCATAAGCAACAGTTATTTTATGCCGTGAGGCATATCGAACCAGAGCATTAATGTGTGTGTCGGTGACGATGAAAGCTGACATTTTGAACGCCTTTTAAAAAGTTAATGAGACCCTAAGCCAAAGCCCAGGCCGAAGGGGACATAATCCCCTTGAGCCTGTGGTTTTAATTGTCGAACTGGTGGTGAACGATGCAAATCACTTGGTCATCACGCTTTTGAATTGTCTCGATAATTTTGCAAAAGTAGCCCCCAGGCGTGTTCGTGTCTCGATAAACCTTGGGCATGAGCCAAGCATACGCCTCGTGCTCAAATAATGAGTCGTTTAAACAGGTTAGCAAAATATACTGTTGAGAGCCATCGCAACCATTGTCGATTGTTCCAATGGTGGTCGCTTTGATTTCAAGTTCGGTGGTGGTGTCGGTGGTCATAATTAAGCCTTTTAAGTTGTCCACATGATGAAAGCCAGGGCCAGGAAAGCCAGAGCAGAGCCGATAACTACAATTTTGTCAGATGGGTGCATGATGTTTAAACGCCTTTTAAATGTATAGGTTAGTTGATTTTGCTGTCAGTTTATTAAACAGGTCGGAAAACCTGCCCATGAGCAAAGCATCATGTTCGAATACTTTGTTCCAGAAGTGGTCTCGCTCACGCATGAGCCAACGATGGTACAGGTCATGCCCATCTGACTCGAACAGGTCGAGAGCAAAATCAGCCAATGCTCTGGCCTCGTCTTCTGGCCAATTAAGTTCGGCGCTTTGGTTTAGGGTCATCATGTTTAAACGCTCCCACGCAGTGAGGCGGGAAACGAGGCAATAACACCCTGGTCGATATGCACAAGTTGAATTAAATTGTGCTTGGTGAACGAGCGCAAACGCTCATGCAAGCACAAATAACGCTCGAACTCGCGTAGAACTCGCCCCTTGGTGCGAGCACTAAACAGAACCCTCTGGTGGGTGCCCTCAGTGGCTGAATTGTGCCAGCAGATAATTGAATAAGTATTCATGTCAACGCCTTTTGAGGTAGTGCGACAGTGCACCTCAAGCGAGCCTATCACGCTCGCTCAAGCTGGGCTGTCAGGCCGCCGTCATCTCGCCGTGATCAGGGCAGTGAGGTGCGCCCATCTCAGCAAGCCACTTGCCCGATGTGTAGGCGATATATCCACAGTCATTGCACATGCACTTGAGCATGCGTGTGCTTTGCTTTTTGATGGCATTCGCGGGCACCAGATCAGCATGAGGGTACACACCCAGGCGCTCAAGCACTGGCCCAGCCCAGGCCAGGAACTCAGGGCCAGCGACAGTGGCGGTCAGTTTGCCTTCAAGTCCAATGGCACGAGCCGTGCGCCCGAACTTTGAGCCGTGCCCATCACCTGGGTGGATGGCGTGGATGAGTTCGTGGGCCAGGATGTCGAGCACCCGCGAACTATCTGAGATGGTGGGCGAGATGAAAATCTCAGCATGGCTGTCAGCGGAGGCGGTAGCTGACCAGCACTGGCCCAGTGTGCGGTTGCGGTTGCCCAGTGCGCCTTTTGAGGGAAAGCCGCACGATGCGCGCACCTCATGTGGGAGAGCCTCCCCATGCTGTTTAAACAGGGTGCGCAGTTCTTCGGTAGCCTTGGAGAGCCATTGCTCCCTGGTGATGTTGTTGCTCATGTGACGCCTTTCAGAATGTTGTTGAATGAGAGTTTTTCTAGGCTCTCACCTATATAGCATAATAGAATCGTGCCAGTTTTTTTACATCGTTGATTTTAAACAAGAAAATCAGCAAACTTTAAACCCTAATAGTACTAACCCCTATCTAATATCTCACGATGTGGAATGTAACTCTAATTTATTCCACATGGTGAAATGATATCGGTTAGGGTTAACCCTGATGGTATGGCGATAATGGTGCTTAGTGAGCACTCACTATCATTATGCAAATCTTGCATAGTTAGTCATT